CTTAGAAACGATTGTGTGCCCTTGTTTTAGGGCTAATATTAACTAAATATAAGAGAATAAAGACAATGTTCCAAAAAGGCAATAAATTATCAGTAGGTAATAAAGGAGGAGGAACTAAAACTAAAGCCCAGTTTGTAGAGGAAGCAAAGAATAAGATTAAGAAGATGACTATTGAAGAACTTGCTACTGATAAAGTATTTAAACAAATAACTACCTTAAAAGGTAGAGATAAAAAGGATAGGCAAGGCGTTAAAGAAATAGCGTTGCCTGTTTATCTTAAAAGCAAAGCAGAGAAAAGAAAGTTAGAAATAACTGGTTATGAAAATTTAACAGATAAAGAATTAGATGAGTATATCAAAAACAAGTACAATAAGTTTAAAGACACCCAACGAAAAGATGAAATTGATGAGAGCACTAGAGGAGAAGGAGAACAGAAGGAGTAATAACCCATTAAAGTATATTAAACAACACGATAAACAAAAGGAAGCTACTAACGCTTTAGAGAAATTAAATAAGAGTATAATAGCTTTATTTTGGGGTAATAGAGTAGGTAAGACAGAATGGGGAGCTCAGACAGTATCAAAGATAGTTTTAGGAGAGCATCCAATAATAAAGACCCCAGCAGAGATATGGAGTGCTTGCCCTAGTTATGATGAACAGAAAGACACTACTCAAGAGAAGTTATTAAGTTATATTCCTGATAATAGAATAACAGATAGAATATGGCTTAGAAAAGGTATTCTAAAAGAAATAGAAATAGATGGTAAGAGTAGAATAACTTTTAAAAGTTATGAGCAAGGTAGAGGTAAATTTCAAGGAGCTGGTAAACATTTAATATGGTTTGATGAAGAGCCGCCAAAGGATATATGGGAAGAATGTTTTGTTAGACAGAAAGCAGGAGTTATAATGAGAGTTATATTAACCATGACGCCAGTATTAGGTATGACTTGGGTATATAATGATTTATATCTTAATACAGATAATCCAGACTTATATGTTAGTAATGCAGGATGGAAGCATAATCCTTATTTATTAAGTGAGCAAATAGCAGTTATGAGTAGAGGTTTGTCTGAGACAGCTTTAAGAGTTAGACGAGATGGTGAGTTTGTTAAGATGACAGGTTTAGTATGTAATTGGTTTAATAGAGATACTCATTTAGTTGATATTAAAGAATTACCAGAGGGAGAGACATTTCTAGGCTTAGACTTTGGTTTTACAGACCCTACAGCAGGACTATATATAAGAGTAGATAGAGAGTTTAACTTTTGGATATTTGATGGTTTTTATAGACGTAATTTAACTAACCCAGACATACAACAGATACTCAAGTTAAAAGAGCAAGGACTAGGTAGAATAAGACGTATAGGTGATAGTGCTCAAGCTAGTGATATTAAACAATTATGTAATGCAGGTTTTAGTGTAGAGGGAGTAAAAAAAGAGAGTGGCACAAGCAGGGAAAATTGGGATGAATATAGGGCTAGACTTATGGAAGAGAGGGGCAGAGTGCAAGAACTAACAGGAAAGCCTAAAATATTTATAGCTAACAGTTTAAAGGATTTAGATGCTAAGGCTGATTCTTATAACTTCTTATTAAAGGAAATAGAGAACCTAAGATGGGAAGAGATTAAGACAGAGATGGGCATAGAGCAAAGACCACGTTGGGGTAAACAACCAAAGCACGCTATAGACGCTTTAAGTTATGTAATTGCTACTATATTGCAAGTACCAAGGGAAAGGAAACGTAATAAATATAAACCAATATCTAATTCATTAACTGGGTATTAATATGGATATATGTATAACAAATTTAGCAAGTGAAACATGTTGTGGAGAGTCTTTAGGGTTATTTTCTAGGTATGTATTTAAAAAAGATAAGAATAAATTAGAAACAAGGTGGCATGGTATAAAGATTAAAACAGATGGTAATGGGTTTGCAATAAGGGGAGGACAATGTCCTAAATGTAATAAGATATTTATAAGAAAAATAGAGTGGATTTAATATATTCAAAACAATACAAGGATTACAATACAATGAAACAAGAAACTAAAAAAGAAAGATATTATATAAGTACAGGTAAATGTTTAGAACACCAAGACATAGAGCCAGATGAGGAATGCGAGATATGTAAACTAATTAATAAGATATATAAGCCTCTTAATCCTAACAGTTTAACAGGCTATTAACTGGGAACTATGAAAAAAATTAAACAAGGCAAAGAAGCTAGATTAAAACTAAAGGAAGGTATTGATTTAGTAGCCGACATAGTAAAGGAAACATTATGCCCTAAAGGCAAGAATGTAATTGTACAACAATTAAATACTTATCCACGTAGTTTAAATGATGGGCATTATATAGCTCAGAACATACAACACGATAACCCTACTATCAACGCAGGTGTAGAACTCTTAAAGGCTATCTGTAAGAAAACTAATGATGAAGCAGGTGATGGTACTACCACAACAGCTATATTAGCTCAGAAACTAGTTGAATTAGGTTTAAAAGACATAGAGGCTGGTAAGAACTCAGTTGACGTTAAAAACCTCTTAAAGGGTGATTTAATCCATCTACTCAATAAGCTAAAAGGATACTCAAAAGAGGTCAAAACTATTGAAGATATAAAGAACATAGCTACTATAGCAGGGAACAACGATGAAGAGATAGGAGAGGCTGTTAAAGAAATATTTAATAAAGTTGGCTGGCACGCTTCAATAATCACAGAAAAGACCTCAAGGAATAAGATTGAAACTAAAACTGTTAAAGGTATTTACTTTAAACAAGGATATAGAGATTTACAAGGATTTGTTAATAATTCTCGTAAGATGACTGTAGACCTAGAAGAGGTTAAAGTCTTATGTGTAGATGACACTTTAAAGACTTTAGATGACCTTACTCCATTTTTAACTAAAGTAATGGAGGGTATAGCTGGCGAGGGTAAGGTAAGCTGGGATTTAAAACTATTAATAATAGCTAATGATATACATAACAACGAGAGGGTATTACAATTCTTAGCAGACCATAATAACTGGGCTTTAAATAGGGCAACACAAGATAAAGGTAAAAAAACAGTAGGTTTTCATTGTGCGGTAGTACAAGCTCCATTTGTAGGAGATGAACAGTCTCAGATACTCAAAGACATAGCTATAGCCACTGGGGGCGTATGTGTTAATAAAGAGTTAGGGTTTGCACTCAAAGATATAGACAATCCAGACCAGATACTAGGTAATGCTAAAAGAATTATAGTTGAAAAAGATAACACTACTATATTAGGAGGTAAGGCAAGTAAAGATAAGCTAGCGAAAAGGATTGAGATGATTAAAGGAGAAATAGACCAGACTAAAGGAATTAATAAAAAGACTAAATTACAAGATAGATTAGATATATTAATGAGCGGAGTAGGCATTATTAAGGCAGGAGGATATACTGAGATTGAACGTCAAGAGAAAATATTAAGGATTGAAGACGCTGTACTTGCTGTTAAGTCAGGTATTGAAGAAGGTATATGTGTAGGTGGAGGACAAACTTATTGGAGATTATCTAAAGACGCTAAAACTAAATACTTAAAAGAGGCTTGCTTGGCTATACCTAAACAGATTGCAAAGAATGCTGGTAAGAAAGTTATTGATAAAACAAGTGATAATATAGGTTATAATGCTTTAACTGATAAATTTGAGGACTTAGAGCAAGCAGGTATTACAGATAGTACAAAGGTTATTAGAGTAGCCTTAGAGGGTGCTATTAGCTTTGCTAGTATGTTCTTAACCACAAATTCATCTATAATCGAGTATGAAGATAAAGCCAATAGGCAACAAAATAATAGTCAGGCGTATTAAAGATAAGACCGCTAGTCTAGGGCTTATAATAACTGACAAAGGAGAAAAAGAAGGTAATGCTTGGGGTACAATCATTGCTTTACCAGAGGAAACAATTAATCCTTTTATTAAAGGTATGAAAGTAGGCGATAAAGTATTATATAAGAGATTCCAAACTGATAAAGCTATTAATACAGAACATAATGAAGATTTTGAAGTGATTGATGTAGAGCCCGCTGAAAGCACAAGGCAAGGTCAAATTTTAGCTATTGAACATAAATAATACTGGGTTATAAATAAATGATATATCAACCAACAGAAAAAGAAAAAGAAGCTCGTAAGTGGGCTTATGACAAATTTGATATAATGTGGTCTAACTTTCAAGAGAACTATAGACAGTTTAATGGACTTAGCTTACAGCAATACTTAGATGAAGGCAGAAAAGCTATTAATATTATGTCTGTACCTAGAGAAGATGGGCGTAGTAATATCAAATCAGTAACACCACTTAATAAGTTAATGGCTATTTTAGCTAGAGTAGCCACAAAGCGTCCACAGGTAGAAGTAGAAGCTACTACTAAATCTAACATCATTGATAAGAAGAGAGGGGATGTAATTAAAGACTTATATAATTGGAGTAATGAAAATATAGACAAGGAATACACCGCAGATGTAGAATACTTTTTTGATGCTTTTAATACTCAGACTGATGGAATTTGTGTAAAATATGAGGGTTTTGATAGCCAAACACATAAACATAAAGTAATTACAAGCTATAACCCAGACAACGGAGATGTAGAATATGAAGAGAGTGAGTTTAAAACTAATGTGTGCTTCTCAATACCAGTAATGCCAGAAGACTTCTTTGTATGGAATATTTACTTGCGTAGTGTTCAAAAGCAACCATTTGTCTGTTGGCGTTCAATTATAGATAAAGAACATTTTAATTATGAATTTAAGAATTTCAAAAATACTAAACACGTTTTAGAAAAAAATGCTGTAGTAGAGAACTTTGAAGAAAGTTATTACAGAGAACGTTGGGCTAATCGTATTGAAAAAGATGAGGTAGAGGTATTAAGAGTGTATTCAGTACCGGAAGATAGGTATCTCGTAATAGCTAACGGAGTTATTTTACAAGATAGCCCAATGCCTTGGCAGAATGGAGAGCCAAAGAAATATCCTTTTGCTTCTACAATAAACGTACCTACAGCAGGCGGAGAGTTTTTTTATGGAATGCACTTATGGCATAAACTTAAAGGAGATGTATCAGCTCTTGAGACCTTATACAATTTAGGTATAGAACAGGCTAAATTAGCTGTTAATCCGCCTTATTTGACTACGGCAGGTAATGACCTAGAAGACCATATGCTATTGTCTGGTCGTCAATTAGAGGTAGATGATATTAATAACTTCAGAGAACTTCAATTTAAATCACCAGACCAATCATACTTTAACTTTATTGAAAAGATAGGACAGAATATTGACTTCTCTAGTCTTGACCCAGTAAGTCAAGGACAGAATGTAAGCAACGTAACCGCTAGAGGGCAGGTAATAGCAGAGGAAAATGCTCGTAAGCTATTGTCTCAATTTAACTCAATGATGGAAAATCTTGTATTACAAGAAGCTAAATTAAGGATACCAAATATAATTCAATTCCAATTAATACCAGGTGCAGAGTTTAGAGTTGATACAGAGATTGATGGTAGGTCAGGAGTTAGAGAGGTCAAGGTAGCAGATAAAAGTGAAAATTTACAAACTAAAGAAGAATTAGATATGATTGAAGGAATGGCTGAATTGCAAGGCGTTAATTTAGAGGCATTAAGTATAACAACAAATTGGCTTAAAGGAATTAAATATTCAATTAAAGTAGTAAGTGAGAGTGCTTATCAGCAAGGCAAGAGTCTCCAAATTGCTTTAGCAATGGAACGAATAAGCCAAATAGCACAATTATTTCCTAATATATTTCAAGGTGCTTCTGAATTATTCTTTATTGAGCTTTATAGAGCTTATGATGAAGACCCTCAGAAATTTCTTGATGCAGCTAAACAAAGTGTATCAGCTGTAGATAATCAATTAAACCAAGGACAACAACCACCAGGTATTGCTGGTGAAATAACAGGTAATAAAGATATAGGATTACCTCAGTTGTCAGGTGCTGAAAGCTAATATGTTTTATAAAGATAAAATACAACAATTAGAAAAACTTAGTGTTGAAATTAAGGTGGCTATAGAAGCAATAACAGAACAACAAAAGAAAACTAAAAAAAAACTAGATATAAGTAATTTTGAAATAGATGATGAAGCAGAGATTGAATGGCTCGGTGATATGTGGGATAATGATGGTTTTAAAAGCTATGTTAAGGTTAGAGATTTAGTATTACTTAAAAAGATAGCTATATGTACAGAAAATAGAGACTTTCAATCAGCTCTAGAAGTTAATGGTAGACGTTTAGAATTACTGTATTTAGCGGCTGAAGCAAAGAAGCAAGACCAATTAAAAAAATGACAATTTAGATAGTGAAGCCTTACATATTAGAGGCTTCATCCCAGTGAGTCTCTAATATGTGGGACTACACTATTTAATTAATGAGGGTCGGTAGAAGTACACGACTTAAAATAAACTTTTAAATTTATGTCAGAAGAAAAAAAAGACTTAAACAAGGTTGAGAAACCTATTGATAATGGTCAATCAGAGAAAAAAGAAATCTCTAAGGAAGATGAAACTTCTAAAAACGAAGAGGTGAAAAATGAGGAAGAACTTGCTAACAAGCTAGTTGAGGAACTAAAGGAAGAATTAAAAAAAGAGAAAGAGGAGCATTCAAAAACTCAAGAAGATAGAGACAATTATCGTGAAGGACTATTAGTCAGCAAAGCTAAAAAGTTTAGCTTAGATGACGAAGAGGAAAAAGAAATTGAAGTAAAACCAGTTGATGCAAATGAGGTAGAAGCAGGAAATGTTGATGTTAAAACGATAGTTGATGACCAAATTGATGCTCGTTCTAAAAAAGAAGTTAAGCAGAATGAACAGATAGCCATTAAAAAGTTTATAATGGCTCATCCTGATGTTACGGATGCTGTGTTTATGGGAGTTAAAGAAGAATATTCTAATAGACATGGAAAATCTGTTGATGGTATTACGCTTGATTTAGAACGTTCATTAAAGCTCTATAAAATTGACCACAATATTCCTCTACAAACTGAAAAAGAAACTCAACCTGCTGCAGAGTTAGCAAGTACTCCTGTTGGAGCTGGAGGTGCGCCAAGTACTATTCCTAAATTTACTGAAGAAGAGTCTAAAATTATGGCTGATATGGATATTAAGCCAGAATTATGGACACAGTTTAAAAAGGAAGTATTAGAAGGTACACGTTCTGTTCCGCAAGAGGTCGTTGATTTATTAAAGAAAAGTTAATTGGGCTTATAGTCATTGACTTCCTAATTAACTTATTATAACTATGAGCTTTTTAATGAAAAAGTCTATTGGTGGTGTAGGTAGAAAATTAGTACATGTTTTATTAGATGATAGTAAAACAATGAGTAATGGACAAGTAGTAATGAGCTATACTCAAACTGATGATGTTATTACACATGGCGTAGCTGCTTTACCTATTTTAGGTATTATGATTGGTATTGTCGATAAATATGGCAATCCGTCATTTAGTAGCGATATTACTGCAGGAACAGCTGCTTCTACTACAAGATTATCCGTTACTACTGGTTCTGATAATACTACCACAAAACTATATTGGGGATTAGTTGATACTAGCAACCAAACTATTTATACAGCTACAGTTAGTGGTACATTAGGTACTACTAACGAATCTAATAAACGAGGTTGTAAAATAGATGTTGATAGTACTACTTCTTATACTCAATTACAAGAAACTACTGCTACAAGAACTGTAGGAACACCAGCAAATTTTTATTCACATGGTCTTGATAAAGACAATAGTGCTAGATTGTTGGTTAATATAGCTCTAAGTGAGCTTGATTCTGTTTACGAATAATAAACTAAATTAAAATTTTATGGAAACACGAGCAACTTGGGGAGCTGGCTGGATAGCTGGTCTTAGCGCCAAAGTAATGGAAGCTGAAAATCAAGCAGATAGTGCTTATGCTTTAGCTATGCCTAATGCTTTAGGTGTTGAAACCAACAAGCGCACAGCTCTCTTTAAAGAAAAATCTACAGCTCAAGCAAGAGAAACCATGATAAATAAAACTGGGATTGGTTATTTTGCTGAGACAACAGAGGGTGAAGATTATAATACTGATGACAGAGTATCGGGTTATCCTGTACAATGGAATCCAATCAAAAAAACTAACAGTATTGAAATTACTGAAGAAGATAAGGACGACAGAGATAAAGATATTGCTGATAAAATGGATGAAGTAACTGATTTAAAAGTTGGTTATATGATGACTGCTAATAGAGATGCTTTTAGTATTATTAATTATTCACGAACTGCACAAGGAAGTTTACCAAATCATCTTACTTATTACGCTGATGGAGTTAGATTTGCTTCTGTAATTCATCCTATTAAGGATACAAGTACTAGTAATACAACTCAATCAAATGCTTCAAGCACAGGTATTACTCTTACTGAAACAAATCTAGAAACTGGTAGACAGGCATTAAGGCGACAAAATGATGACAAAGACTTACCAATGAATATTGGTGGAGACAATGTTGTTTTATTAGTCCCTGATGCTTTAGAAAAAAATGCGGTAATTTTAACAAAATCCTCGTTGAGACCAAGTACTGCTAACAATGATATTAATATCTATGATGGTATTTGTACTGTAATTTCAACGAAATGGATTAATTCACAGCAAACAAATGGAGTAGACACAAAATGGTGTTTATTTGATTCAATGCGTTCTCCGTTATGCTTTATGAGCAGAAGAGGCTATACATCTACCACTTGGGTAGATAACAAGAACAAAAACATTGTTCATGATGCTTCCTTCCGCTATCAAGTCGGCAATAAAGAATGGAGAGGTAGTTGGTTGTCTGCTGGTGATGGCACGACTATCACTACTTAATTAATTAATTTAACGCTTATGAAAAAGAAAGTTTATAACCCAGGTAATACTACTGTTGATATTAAGTTTTTAGGTGTTGATATTAAGTTGCAACCAAAAGAATTTATGTTCTTAGAAAAAGCTATTGGTATAGCTCTACAAGAGTTACAACCACAGCTTGAATATAGTGATGATATTTCAGATGAAATTGCTGAAGAGGAAAAGAAAATACAAGATAAAGAACGAAGAAAAAAAGAGAAAGAACATAAAGCCAAACTAGCAAGAGATGCACGCATTCTTAAAGAAAGAGCAGAAGAACGTGATAAGCGTAAAGAAGATAAACGCAAGAGATTAAAAAAATTAAGCAATAAAAAATATGAAAAAAAGTCTAAGAAATAGATTAGTAATATTCTTGATTGCAGTAATGGCTTTTTGTTTTGTACCATTAGTTAATGCAGAAACTATAGAAGAATTTGAAGGAACTACTATTGTTGTTGAAAAAGGTGGAATGCTTAATTTGTTTGGTGCACAAGAAGAAAAAGAACTTGGTGCTTATATTGCTAGTCCAACTGGATTTACTGATGTCAATATAACTAACGATTTAGTAGTGGATGGTATAATGACAGTAGATGATTATCTTTATTTTAATGAAGGTACTAGCGTAGGTTTACGCTGGAATGGAACTACTATGCAATATAATAATGGTAGTTCTTGGTCAGGAATAGGTGGAGGCACTCCAGGCGATGAGGGTTGGTTTGCTGATGCTAACGACAGATTAATGTACACAGCAAATAATATTGATGGTGAACCTTATCGTATCTGTTTAAATTGTACAGCTACAACAACTCCATCTGATTCAACTACTTATTTGCAATCTCCTGGTGGAATAGTATTAACTGG